TAAACCGCAAAGCTCTTGCTGTATAGGTTCCAACTACAAATTGCCGGTAAGCAGTCCACGTTGGGCTGCCAGTCGGGTCATCTTGCGTCGTGCTAACATATAAATCAACGTCAGTCGCCCCGCTTGCTGGTGTTCCAGTGTGCATAGATAGTTGCGACACCTTCAAAACCGCGCTGGCTTGTGCCGTAAATACCGCGCCAAGGTTGATGATGTTCGCAAAGTCATATGTGCCGCTGCTTGCAATAAAGCCAGAACCAGAACCACCGCCAAACAAGCCTGTCGCCGCATCAAAATTGCCAGCAACGCTATCAAATAGATTGGTCGTATCCAGCCGCAAAATATCATCAATTACAACGCAATCGGTCTTTGTGCCAAGAAAATCGCTGTGCTCCGATACTGTATCGGTCAGATTAAGCCCGTCAACTTGATCGACCAAAGCCACGCTGCTATCTGCATTGACGCTTTGCACGCCAAATTTGTTGACTGCCTTAATAAAATATGTGCCGGTTAGGGCTGGTGCGACAACAGTGTTGGTCGGACGCGGCACTTTTTTGACGATTGTTTGCGCGTTATTATAGGTCGCGCCGGTCAATAGCGGTGAATGTCGAATGACGTAATGCGACAAATCTTGATCGGTTGATGCTGTCCAGCTTAGATCGGCGTTTTTGCCAATGATGTTGACGCTGAAATTGGTCACGTCAGACGCAGCCGCAGCTTGCCCGATAATGGTATGATTAGCCGTTGCCCACGCAGATTTGACGCCCAGCGCGTTAATAGCCCTTGCGCGGATGTTGTATAAGCCGCCGGACTGCACATTGACCAGCGTGTAACGATTACCGGAGCCGATGCCTAGCGACTTGTAAACTGTATCTGTTGACAGCTTTGCTTGCACCTCAAATTGCCGCGCATAGATGCTTGTGCTTTCCACGTCTGCAATTAGCACCGAAATAGCTTGCTGATTAAACAGTTCCAGCGTGTCAGATGGTGAAATTGTCGGCGCGGGGATATTAAACGGATTTGGCAAGGTGGTATTGTCTTGCTGAAAATCGCTTTCTTCAGCCGACCAGCTATAAACCGCGCTGTTTGTCTCGACCATTTCGCAGTCAACAGTGACCTCAGTTGTGCCAAAGTTTAGTTTCCAGCTAACAATTTCAAAGACCTTGTTGGTAAAGCCCAGCCGCGTGTTTGTAATCATCACAGTGTCGCCGACTTGAAACTGAAACGCACTCATCTTGAATTTTGCACGCAAGGCAATCTCTTGCCGGTTTTTATACAAGATTTGCTTTGCAATACGCTGTGCGCGTGCCGCATTATCAGTAAACGGCAGATCAAGGTTTAGATATCTGCGTTCACCGCCATCTTCGGTTTCAAACGTGCTGCTAGTAATCGCAGGATAATCTGTGGCTTGATAGTCGCTGGCTGGGCTAATAAACTGCCCTTTGATAGCGTTGAAGCTGTCACGCGCCGAAATGGCGGTTGTAACAGTCAATCCAGACGCAAGATCACTTTCATCAAGCGTGACTGTCGGTGTTACATATGCGCCAGCACGCAGCGACCATTTGCCGTTGCTGTAATAAAGCGACCCATTCAAAGCGGTGAGCATTTGTTCAATATTTCCGCGTGGCGTGTTTTGCGTATCAACAACGCCGTTGAATGTGTAGCGATCCTGCGTGCCACCACCAGACAAAGCAACGCTTTCTTCGCAGATGTTAGCCGCAGCAATAAAGCTGGCATCGTCTATTTCCGCTGCCGTTGCACCAAGCCCGTAAACTGTATCTGTCAAATAGTCGCGAATGACCAAAGCTGGGTTTTCGCTCCAAACAGTTGTGGTTGTGCGCGGGTCATATATCTTGCGACCTTTGACCTTTGCGCTAATGTTTGGCAAGCCATTCGGAAATGCGTCTGGATCAAACTTCAACCGCACATATAAATAACCTTGATCGGTCAGCTTGTGGTTGCTTGTCCAGCTTGTATCTGAAACCAAACTTGCTGGGATATTGCCAGCACTGCCGACAGTGACCGGATAAACATTAACCAAACCACTATATTTTGACGGACTGGTGACGCTGTTTCCGCTTAACGTCAAGGCCTCTTCATTGAAATATATTGTGGTGAAACTTTCCAGTTCGTGCGCCGATAAGACAATGACCAAATGCAGATATTCATCGCTATCAGTGGCTTCTATAAAAGCAAATGTGCCGCCGATGCGGGTTTCACCATAAACCAACTTGCGCGTGGCGTTAGATGATCTGGCTGTGATCGTTTTTGATTGATCGATGCCGCCATTGCCGCCGCCGCCGATGTTTGGTTGCTTCGGCTTTGGCGCAAGTGCTTGTGACGCGGCTGTTAGCGCAAGATTGACTGCAAACGTGCCAATGACATAAGAAGCTGTGACCGCTGCCACAGTTCCGGCAACGTAAGCTGTGCCGACTGTTGCCGCTGTTGCGATCAGTGCTGGAATGACTGCCTGTGGCATATTATACCTTCCACGCTTGCTTTGCCGCGCTTAACGGCAAAAAAACCAAACCATCTTTGCCCATTGCGGCAACCTTGTCACCGACCACCAATGATAACGCATCGCCTAGTGGCGTGTCTATCAGTGCAACATCGCCCCGCTGCGCTTTAAATGGCTCTATTTCGGCCAACCTAGCCCCGACACTGGCCGCAAGATCGCCGCCGCCTATCTTTAGCAACGCCTTTGCAGAACCCGCTGCGGAGCGATATTTGCCGATAAAATCATCAAAGCGTGACGACCCGCAAATAGCTTTTTCCGCATATAAACAAAACAAGGCACAATCGGCCTTGCCCCATTCAAACTTTTTATGCCGCCATTCTTCGATATGGTCGTTCAAGCGTGACGGCCAATCGACTAGCCGCCCCATTTAATTGTCGCCTCTTGCAATGAATTGATAAACTCAAACCCTTTATCTGTGGCATCAAGGGATTTCTGATCTTCGCTAGTCCAACGGCGCAATCGTGGCCGCTCTAGATCAATCAAACGGCTTTCGGCAGTTAGCGTAATCGTGCAAGTTTCACCCTCTTCAGCGATTGTCATCACATCCATCCTGCCAGAAAACACTTTGTAACTGCTAACTGTGCCGCTGGTAATTGCGCCGACATAAATGTTTGCAATCCGATATTGATAGTTTTCGGTCAGTGCAGTGGTCAAGATGCTGCTTGATATGCCGGTCAGTGACATTGACGCGCCTTTCGCGCCAATCTCCGCAGCCTCTTCAATAGCCGAAACGGAAATCAATGACCCGCCGCCGGTATAAGTATCACCGCCAATCGTCAGATCGCCGTAACCATTCCATAAACGCAGCGCACCGCTATCGAATAGCAGTTCAGCCGCCAGAAAGCCGGTAAAGCTATCAGTCGCAAATTCGGATGGTACACCGCTGCGCGTCATAGTGCTTCAACCGCTGCAAAGCTGATTGAATAAAAACCAGCGTTGTTGATCGTCCACGTTGCGTCATTTGATGACAGCCGGAAAACGCCTTGTGCGCCGCTGACTGTAACTGTTGCGCCATCAGCCGGTGATGACCGCAAATCCGGCCATAGGTTTAACGTGGCTTCGCCGCTGCCATTGCTGTCAACATCTTCTAGCACTTTGTAAAGACGCGCTGTTGCACCGCTGCCTAGCTGGATATAGTCACCGGCCTTCAAATAGCCGGAAGCAGACGCAGGAAGCCCGTCAATAGCTAACTCGTTACCAGTCTGGCTTGCACCATTAACAACCGGCGTGCCAGCCGCTGTGGACGCTGATCCGCGTGGCGTTGCGGCATTAGGATCACCCAAAAGGAACGTGCCAAACTGACCACGCAACCGCAGCAAAAAGCTGTTCCAATATTCGCTGTCAGACCGCTTGACGGGCGGTATCGTGATCGTTGCCGACCAACGTGCGCCAGCGTGCCGGACAACTTGCTGTGCCAGTGTGAACGGGCTTTCGCTGATCGAAACAATATCAGTCGCAGTAATCTCAACCCGCGTGATGCCGGTCTGCGTCGGAAATGCCAATGGATAAGTTTCAGCCATAATTAACCCCCAAACGCACTAGCGAATGAACCGCCACGCCGTCTAGCCTCAAGAACCGCAGCCTTTGACGCTTCTTGTATCTGCGGCAACATTCCCATAACTTCGGCGCGTACTGTCTGCGATACGCCAGCCGACAAGTTGATGGTCTGGTGAACAGTAACGCCGCCGCCCAGCTTGTCATTGGGAATAATACGCCCAGCACTATCTGGAACGAATAACTCCGCGCCTTTTTCACCGACGATGGCTGGCTTGCCCATAGATGGCCGACCGCCATTTGCAAAGCCGAACAAACCGCCGATAAAGCTGCCGATGCCGCTGACAAAGCCACCGCCGCCGGCACCGCCCATACCAGCCGCAAGTGGTGCTGTTATGTTTTTCTGGATATTGATGCGGATTAGATCGCTAATAATTGACCGCGCCATTGACTTAAACGCATCTTTTGCGCTGGCGGTTCCCATCGTCACATCAACAAGCGCATCTTCTAGCGACTTGATCCCACGCACCGCTGCGCTTTCCATATTCTTTTGCACGTCTTTTGCAGCATCAGCCAAATCCATTAACTGCTTTCTATAAACAGGCGCAATTTCAGTTCCCTTTTGAGTTTCTTCATTTGTTTGCTTTAATGAGCCTAAAAGCCGGTCAAAAACAAAACTTGTGTTTAGTGTCACTTTGCCGATTTCGCTAAAATCGTCTGTTACACGCTCAGATTGTTGTGACATTCTTTGCAACAGACCGACCAAGTTTCTGACCGGAATGTTTACGTTTTTGTTTCTTTTGCCAATCTTTTCTAGCTCTTCCGCCAAACGCGAAAATGTTTCAGCGTTATGATTTGCTTCATCAGCCAATGGCCGCAAAGCCGCTTTAATCTCAAGCATACCCGCAGCAAAGTCAGCCGAAAGTTTTTGCTTTGACCAAAATTCAAACTTTTCATTAAAGGCATCCATTGATTTAGCAAATTCTGTTTTGCTAATCGAAAAGCCAAATGATTTCTTGAAATCGTAAACAGTTTTCCTTGCGGCGTTTATCTGCGTGATGATTGTATTAACAAACTCGATGATTGCTTGTGACGCATTCTTCGCGCCAATTATAATTGCTTCGGCTAACTGCCGACCAAAAACAGCCGTATCATCACCGGCACCTTTTAATTTGCCGCTAATTTCTTCAGTTAGAATTTTAGCAAGTTCACCAAGTGCCGGTGCCATTGCTGCCGTAATAGTGTCGGCAATGCCTTTGAATAAAGTGCCAAGCCGCGTAAACTGATCGTTTGCTTTTTCAACGCCACGAACCGCAGAACCGGACAAGATAAAACCAAGGCTCTCAGCATCGCTAAACATCTGTTGCAAGGCTTCGCTGCCGCCTTCTAGCGTGTTTACAAATGCCACGCCTTCACTATCGAACAGCTTAAACGCAAGCCGCACTTTGTCGCCGCTTGATTTTACATCATCAAACGCATCTGCCAGTTTTAGCATTTGATCATCAAGTGAAAGTTTAGTCAGTTCTTTGGCGTTCAAGCCAAGTTCTTTCAAAGCATCTTTAGCTTCGCCAGTTCCAGCCGCAGCTTCAGACAGCCGCCGCGTGAAGCGTTGCACCGCCATATCGACTGTTCGCGTTTCCACGCCAGCCAGATTAGACGCATATCGCAGTTTTTGTAATGCTTGACTGGTAACGCCTAGCTTTTGCGCGGTCTTGCCTAGCGTGTCGATGCTGTCAAGTGACGACTTGATTAATAAACCTAATCCAGCCGCACCAGCAACGCCAACAATCGCCGTTTTGAAATTAAGCAAAGAACGCCGAACAAAATTAAGGCTTTTGGTGACGCTGCTAAACGCTTTTTTAGTTCTGTCAACGGCAGTGATCGTGATTGGTAAGTTATTTTTTGCTGCCATCTTCGACCACCTTGAAATATGCGAACCATTCGTTCAGTTCTGTCAGCGTCAATTCTTCAATTTCGGCTTGTGTCTTATGAAGGCGATCCGCCAAGGCCAGCATATTCAGCCTCAACGGGTCGCCCTTTAGTTTTTTTCCGCATCCCCAACGCTTTGAACATCACCAAACATCTGCCCAGCAATATCAGCAATCAAGGCCACGCTGTCACCCATTAGGTGCATTTTATCTTCTAACGTAAACAGTCGCTTGCCATCGGCATCTTCAGCTTTAGTAATAATCAGATCAACCATACCGCTGATCGTCATATTGTTCAGAAAGTCTTTGTGCTTTCTTTGCAGCTTGTCAATGTCTCCGGCGGTAATGGCTCCAGAATAAATAACCAACGGCTGACCATCTTCGCCCCACTCATCAACTTTAATGACCTTGCGGTCGCGGTTACGCCTTGCGGCGATCTGTTCTCCCAAACCCATAATTTACCCCTTAAACAACAGTTTCAGTTAGCCCACCAGTGCCTTGCAGCGAATAGGTG